AACTCCAAAACCAGCCTCTGTTTTAATTAATCTACCTTCGTCTTCAGCTTTTTTAAGTTGAACTTTATCAATAGTTCCATCTTCATTTTGAAATGGTTTATCAACTGACCAAAACGTTTCTGGACTTTCTGATTTTACCTTGTCTATACTTTCAATGTATTGAGTAGTCAAATCCTTTCCTTCAGTTTCTGCAACTACTTCTGTAGTTTCAACAGGAGTAACTTCTTGTGTTTTTTGCTCTTGAGATTTAGAATCTAATATGTTTATCTCCTCTTTGTTGGCTTTAGGAGTTAACAAATTCTCAATAGAATTTACTAATTTAGGATTGCTTCCGTCTTTTTTTGCTTTATGATACACTTCTGAAACGCTTATATTGTATCCATTTTCTTTTCCTAAATCAAAAACAGTATCTCCAGGTAATAAAGAATGTATCTCTCTGGTTTCTTTACCTATAGGAATATCATTTAATGCGTTAGCTGTGCTTTCAATGTTTTTTAATGGATCTGATATATCTTTATTTACATCTTGAACTGTAGACACTCCTAGAGATATATTTGATAGCTCTGTATTTATTTCAGCTATTCTTTCCTTTTGCTTAATAGATAAGCTCTCATCTTTACCGTTTATTTCATCAGTAAGTTTATCTTTTTCAACTAGCAGATCAAAGGATTTCTTCTTGTCTTCTATAGACATGTCCTTAGGCATTCTATTAAAAGTAGAAGTCATTTTATCGAAGGACTTAAGTTGATCCTCAGCCTCAGCCTTGGTAATCTTTCCTTCAATCATCTTATTTTTTAAATCAGTAGTAAATAACTTTTTAAATTCTTCTGAGTTTTCGTTTATACTATCTAGTATTTCAAATTCAAAGTCAGTAGATTTTTTACCTAATTCATTATTCTGCATAGCAGTATTAATAGCAGGAAGCGTTGACATTACAGTACCTCCAATTCCTTCCATTATAGCAGCATCAGATATTTGAGAAACAGCGTCAGACAATGTATCAGGTGTTTGAAACATCTTCTTATCCTTAACTACATTATATATATCCTTAATGCCTATTTCAGCCGCTTGTTGAGAACCTCCAGTTATAGCTTCAGAAGTAAAGCCAGAGCCTACTTTAAACAGGCCAGCAGCAATACCGCTCTTTACTTCATTATTCATAGCTCTTTTAAAAGTACTGGCGCTAGCATCAGCTCCTACCTTTAATAATGTCTTATGAACTAATTTATTCACAATAGAGTTGTTTTTCATTACTCCTTGCAAACCAAATTCTTCTAATACAGCATTAGCAATGCCTATTGGAATAGTAATAGCTAATTTTTCGTTTTCGCTTATATTTTTAAAGTCAGGGTTAGATTCCATTTCTTGATTAACAGCATCGGTACCCATGGAAAAAAAGTTTACAGCTCTTCCGTACACTCCGCCCAACATGGCCGGAACAGATCCGGCTAAACCAAGCACTCCGCCCTCTATCAATCCTGAGGATTCTTTCTTTTTTATAAACTCTTCAGTAGTGCCTTTGTCTCCAAGCAACTCTACATTACCCTTTCTTATAGCCGGAATTATATCTTTTTTAGCTGATTTTTTTATATAATCATCTATTTGGTCTTGGTTTAAACCCTTATCTTGTAATCTCTTTAATTCTTTAGGCCCTATTAAGTATTTAGACGGAGTTATTTCAGTAGCTAAGTCAATAAGTAAAGACGTAGCTCCAGAAGATATCGAACTAGCTCCTTCTAACATTTTGTTATATATAGCACCAAACCAGTTACCTTGTTCCGCTTTATTTCTAAGTAAATTTCCAGAAGCAGATTCTATAACTTTTTTATTATAGCTAATAACTTCAGATTTATCTCTCAATAAGTTAAACTTATCTAAGTTTTCTTGAACCTTAGAATTATGTAAAGCTATTTTTTGTTGAAACTCTGGAGTGTTATTTCCAATAGATAGTTGATAATCTATTTCTGATTTTTCGTCAGATAGTGTTTTTTTTGCTAACTCAATATCTTTCAAAGACTTAGCGTATTCGTTCTGAAGATTGCTTACTTCAGATATTTTTTGATCTATTTGTTTTTTATCTACTAAAGATTTAGATTCTTTTCTAGCTTTTTGAGTTGCTTCAGAAAAATCTTCCTTACCTTTTTCTATAGATATAGCCTTAGTAACCTTAGGAACAATATCTTTAATTATTCTTGCAGTTTCTTTTTTAGGCTGTATAGGTTTCTTTTTTAAAGACTCTACACTTGGAAGTCCCTTTAGTATAGGCCTAGGTTGTTCTCCATCTGAAGTAACCGATGCCTGTTGAGGTTTCGGTTGATCTGTAGCCAATGAAGTATACACATCCTTTGGTTGTGAGTTTGATCCCCAAAGATTTTCTTGAGAAGTAGGCTGAGAAGATTCTTTTTTTTTTAACGAAACTTGAGAGGCATATTCAGGATACTTTTCTATCATTTTATTAGTCAAAGTAACATCATCAATATCTTTGTATTGCGGGTATTTTGACTTTATTTTTTTAGCAAATTCTTGTGGAGTAATCGGATTTGTGTTATTATCTTCCATTTAAAATTTATTTTATTTAAGTATTCCTAAAGGATCGTTATTATTACTACTTGTTTTACCTGATTTTTTAGCCCCACTCAATGAATTAGCATATTGCTTTGCTTCATTAATACCGCTTATTCTAACTCCTGTGCTTGGATTTACTAAGTAACTAACTCTTCTGTTAAACTCAGGATTACCCTCGTATACTCTGACTGTTTTAGGAGTTAATCCAAAAGAATCGGCAACGGTATAATCTATGAATAATTTACCAGAATTACTAACCTTACCCCAGTTAGTTATATTTTCAGTAGTATTTCCGGACTTAACATTTATACCTGACATAGGTATTACAACATTCCCCTTAGCGTCAACAGTAGGAGCGCCAGCAAAAGATTTAGGCTCTTTAGGTGTTCCGCTTCCTCCACCACCTCTAGGTGCAGGTGGTCTAAAAGTATTCTCTTGTTGTCTAAGAGTTACGTTTGCCTGTGAAAGTATAGCGTTCTTAATCGAGTCTTTAGCTTCTTTTTCTTGCTCAGGAGTAAGTATAGGCATATTCATCCCTGTAGAAGAATCCCTTTGCATAAGTATCTTATCAGGACCGGCTTCTTTAGGATCACTAACTAGATTATAATCCCCAATCTGACCTAGTATAGTAGCCATTTTGTAAGGATTTGATGCAACCGCATTAGCAGCATCATCTAAGAATTTTTTAAACTCTGGTTTTTCAGCGATGTTATCTGTAGTCCATATACCGCCAGCTGGTGGTTGTTGAAGTACATATTCAAATTTACCCAGGTCTTTAGTAAATGGCGCAATCTCTTTAGGGATATCTACCTTTCCAATAAATGTAGATCCATTTGTTTTAATCCAACTAGGTGGTTGTAAGCTAGACTGATCTATCTTTCCGTCTTTTAACGTGCCTATATATCCTCTACCAGTTAAAGGATCGACATAAAACTCTTTATTACTTAAGTCTAAGGACTGTCCTTTTTGTTTTTGATTATAGTCGTCTATAATAGATGTTTGCCCTTTTTGAGACAACTCCATGTACTTTTCATAATCTGTCTGCATAGTTTTAATAACATCGTTGATATCTGTAAAAGATCCTTTCATGTTATTCTGTATATTGGTGTAATCCTTTCCGCTTATCTTGCCTGAGGTATATAGCTTGTAAGCTTCTCCAAGTAAGTTTTTAGATTGATAGCTAGCGTTAGTTATGAAACCATTCAAACCTTGGTTTTGACCAGCTGATATTTTACTTAATGAATCATACAGTTCATTAGTCTCTTGCTTAGCCTTTTGCCTATTAGCTTCTCTGTTAGCTTCTTGCTGAACCAAAGTATCCCTAACATCATTAATTACTGACGACCAGTCTAATGTTGGGTTAGCTTTAGTTTCCGCTGGATTTACATATCCTAAGTACTCTGCCATAATTTATTTTTTATCTTATTGAACCAGGCATGCTTACAGCAGCGAATGGATTAGTTTTAAAAGCGCTTTGTCCAAAACCTACAGGAGCCATTGGAGCTGATGGTAGCGCAAATTTAGATGGTTGATTAGTTAAAAAGCTATTAAATATTGAAGACCCCGTGCCGGTCATAGGCCCAGGTGCTGACGCAGATTGATCTCCTGTATTAGAATACTCAGGAATCAAACTACCTAATCCTTTTAACAAATCACCTCCAGCACCTATTGCTTTTTGTTGAGCCTGTATTTTAGCCATTTGTGCAGCAGCCGAAGCCTCTTGAGCACCTGCTAATCTTTGACCTTCTAAATTAGCTAATTGATCAGCTGTTTGACCAGCCTCTTGAGCTTGTAGCTTACCTAAATCAAATAAATCTTGACCTAATGCATCTCTAGTTTTAGCTTCTTGCTCAGCAGCTATAGCTTGTACCTTACCAACACCACCTAAAAGCAATCTAGGATCACCCTCTTGTAATGCCGCCATAGCTTGTTGTTGCTGTGCAGTAGTTTCTCTAAACTCTCTATCGTATGCTTGCATAGGAACCTGTAATGCTTCAAAAAAGTTTTGACTCATTAATCTTTCTTGTTCTGCTGCTGATTTTTCTGCTTGTCTATCGGCTGCTCTTTGTAGTTCTTTTTGTTTGCTTGCTTCAACCAAGCTTGTAGCAATATTTGCCGCTCCTAAACCTAAAGATACCCAAGGCATTGCTGCTGACGCTGCACCAGCTAAACCTCCACCAGCACTTGACGCTGCTCCGGCTGCTCCGGCTGCTCCTTGTCCCATAACTATATATTTTTTACGTATTCATTAATATTTTCTCCTGATAATAAATAACCATTATCAGCAAATGTTTTCTTTAGTACCGGAGTTCCGCTTACAGTCATTATAAACTTTCTGCCAGAGTCCTTTAGGTACTGCTCTGTATAATTCAATAAAAACCCTAACGAACCAGAACGTAAGTTCTTGGTACTGTATCGGTTTCCGGTAATAAATCCTATCCAACAAACATCAGAATCACTTAAATAAACAGGCACTGCATATAAATCAACTCCATCATTACTTACGACAAATATATTATTTGGTAGCATATCTATATTCATTATTGGAAATTTCCAGTCCGTCCACCACTGACATAATGTATTGTAAAAACTATGTTTATTCTCTATTCTACAGGAAAACATTTTTTTTACAAAGATAACAAAATTATGGGTAACTTTTGAAAATACTACTTCCCACGTCAAACAATTCAACTCTTGAAGTACTGTCGTTCTCTAACTCAAACTGCATGTAGTATCCTCTAGCTCCGTACGACTCTGCTGTGCTATTCTTTATACATAATATATAGTCTGATACCAAAGGTATGTTTCCTCCCGTTACAGTAGTATTAACTGTAATTGAGTTGGATGATATAGCTGTAATGGTACCTAGCTTTAATAAAGCACCAGCGTTGTTTTTGTACGCTACGTCTCCTACACTTATAATACTTCCTATACTAAAAGGAAATGTTACAACAGTAGCAGAAGGTGTATTTGAGTTTACTGCGTTAGTTCCTCCTATACCCTGAGCGGACCTCATACCTAAATTAATATCTGTGTCGTATCTTCTTATGTATCCAAAGTAGTCGCCTTCCTTTAATGAAAAGTATGAAGGACTAATAAATCCAGTATCAAGGTCTGTAACAACCTTACAATCCCAAGTATCGTCACTATTTAATGATATAGTCTTGAAGTTCTTTACTGTACCTGACTCTAAATTAAATACGCTTTTTATTTTTGAGTTGTACTGAACTCCATAGAAGTTATTTCTAAGATCATTAGAGTTGTGTCTGTACAAGTTGCCTCCTTTAAATGTATAGAAATACGAGTTCATGCCAATCATTTTCTCTGGCATAAACGAAAAGAATGATGTCCATCCTTTCGAGTCTTCGCTAAACGATAATGTGTATTCCATTTATTCTATTTTTATTTTTTTTACAAGTCACACAAAGGGAAGAAAAACTCAGTAGGAATTATATCTGAAGGAGTTATCGACTCGTAACACATAATAGTGTCTGCTGTAGCTGTACATTCTGGACATGCAGCTACTCCTGTTAAATCAGCAACTACAACTTGAGACTGACCTGGAGCTATTATAGCTTCTCTTGTATAAGTGTCTGTTGTACAACCTGTTTCTTGACGTATAAGGGTTATAACAACATCTCCTCCTGTATTGTTTATTTTTGGAGTAACTCCGTCTTCTTCTACAAGTTGTATAGTTATATAGTTTTCAGCTGTATTCCATTGCTCGTCTCCAAGACACGGTGTGTTTTGTATGTTTTGACCAGAACTAAATGATCTTATTTTATATGATGTAGGAACTGTACCGCAAGGTTGAGCTGACAATAAAAGTCCTTGAAATTGCTGCCTGTAAATCCCTTCAAATGAATAGTATCCATCATCTGCCTTTGTAGTTAATCCAGAGTCACTCCATACAGCGGTGGCTGTAGAGAAATTATTTGTGTCTATATAGTATGTCGAACTTATTGCCATATTATTAGTTTATAAATACTGCGTAATCAAAACTCAATATTTGCGTAACATTACCAGTAAGCTCCCTAACTGTTATTGAAAATCCACCTAATTGCTTGTCTGTTACTGTAAATATACAGCTAGTACTATCAAATATACTTCCGCTGGCCACAACTAAGGATCCACAAACAACATAATCGGTACTAGGAGCAGCTCCAGCTACAGAACCAAATGGTATTGAAAATGACTTACCACCAGATGGAATATCTCCAAGAGGAAATGATCCAGATGTAAATTTACCTGTACTCAATAATCCATTTTCAACTTCTCTATGTTTTAAAGCTGTAATATTTGATCCGCTTGCTAAATTAGAATCTATTAACGCTTGTACTTGTGCTCTTGTCATTTTATATTTTTTTTTAAATTGAATAATCTGATGTGTAATCTAAATCTGAATAGTCAGCTCCTAATTCGCAAGAACATGCTCCTTCACTACTAGAAGAGTCGTAGCATAATTCTAAACTATAAGCGCTAGTTAAATCCCAAACTAAATATAAGTATTGTAATTTAGTAGGGTTACTATAAACAAACGAAGACTCAAACTTACCTGTAGAAGGATTTACTATAGGAGTAGCAGTGTTTAGTAACGGTTTTAGTGTACTTATATCTGATTCAGTATATAGTGTGTTAGATACTAAATATTTAAAAGAATTTGATAAAGCATCGAAATTAAAAGTATCTGTAACATACTTATCAGACTGCATCTTAACTGCGCTTCCAAATGCAGGAAGTACTCCAACAGAAGCCTGACCTGTACTAGATTCATATAAAGATATTCCGTCACTTTCTAGTAATACGAAATCAATATTTGTAGGACTGGTATATCCACTAAATGACCAGTTGTAATTATGATGTATAGTTTCTCCTTCAATTGACGGAGCGTTTAATACCATTCTTATAACTGTTATAGGATCTGAAACCACACAATTAGAAACAAATACATAAGTAGCTTCGTAAGGAGTTATCGTAACAACTGCATACGTAGGGTTTATTCTTGTCTTGTCAAATGTTATAGTTCCTGATCCAGAAACTTCTTCATTTACAACCTCTTCACCGTCATACTCTACAACTATATTAGCAGCTCCATTTTCAAAATCATAATCAAATGAAGCCTCCCCTATTATTTTTCCAAACTCTAAATTAAATGTTAATTCTTGTTCTGCGATATCTTGAGATATAGTGAATCCACATTCTAAAACTTCAGGCTCTGACGGTAATTTTTCGTCAGTAAATGTTAATACATATTCTTTTAAATAAGGATCGTAACCACCTAGTTTTATAGTGCTTACATTATCTTTGAATTGATCCCTAAACCATCCATTCATTCCTAATCTAGAAATAGGTGTCAACATGTCTGATTGACTAGCTCCTCCTTTTAGATTAATAACTGAAGTACGCTTAGAGTCTGCGAAATAAACATCTTCACCCCAAACAGCAAAACTAGCCGCATCTCCACTAATACCATATTCTTCTATTCTAGCTATTTGAGTACCTAAAACTTCAGGAACAGAAGTTATTGCTCCTCCACCTGCCGCATCAGAAAGTAAATTCTTACCAGCTAATACATAAGATATCTTGTCTTCTTGAAGTGTTAATATGTCTGTTCTTCTTCCATGAAGTATGTTGATAGGACCAAATAGTCTTTCGCACTCTTTAAAGTTGGCCAATGCTAAATTAAACTCATTAAGTTTATTTACATTAGTCTCTTCATTATATATTCCGCTATACGTTATGCCTGCGTACCTATGAGCTTCTTTAAAATCCTCTTGAGATACAGCTGTAACTCTACTTCCTAAATAAAGAGGAGCGCCTAATAACGAATCGTTTATTTTATAACTCTCTACTCCATTACCAAATGTAAAGCAGTCAAAGAAGTTAAGATCTACAACAGCTGGGCTTCCTGAAGATTGATTAGAAACGTTACCTTGGTGATATCCGTTTACAATTCTAAAAGAATCACTACCTTCAAAATAGGTTTCCCCATTAGCTTCGGCCGGTTCTGTTTCAAATATTATAGTTGACTCGGCTCTTTGAACTTGTATTTGACAAAAAACTCTAGAGCTCTTAGGATTTATTCCTCCGCAATTTGGAGTACCACTTTTTATTACAAAAAATAATCTTCCATCGGCAGGATCTCTTTGAAACTCATACTGATTCGTTCCTGGTATAGCAGTCATATTACCTGTATAAGGCTCGACTATACTAGGATTAAAATCATTTTCATTTACAGTATCGTCACCTCCACTAGAAACTCCTGAAGTCAAATCTATATTATCTCCAATTATGAATGCATATAAACTAGTATAGTCCTGAGAAGAAGTAAACGATTTGTTAAATGTGTATGTTCTTTCTCCACAGCTAGACCCTCTACCGTCCCTAGTTAATTTGAAATTTATATTTATAAAACTACCAGCAGGTATGTCATAAGGAATAAATTTAAGCGCTCCTGGAGTTCCAAACAAAGGATTGTCTATAAAACAAGGATATGATAAGTTAGCGTATGTTCCGGCCTGACTAATCTGTCCTTTATCTATAAATGAATTCTCTGTGTAGGTAGCTGAAAAATTATACGGTTTTATTTTCATGTATAATCCAGCTGGCTCGATTATATCTACACCTGCTTGATTTTTATTACCTGTAATAAAATCCTTCCCTTTAGCTTCTAATGCTAATACCTTTGTTTTTACCAAGCTTTTCATTACTCCGTTGGAGTCTGCTTTGATAATTAAATTTGTATTTTCTTGAACTTTACTTCTATTATCACCTTCTAATTTAAACCAAGTAAAACCTGTGTCTTCTTGAAAATATATGTTAGAGTAAACAACCTGATATTGACTCTTAGACGGTTTAACAACAAACTTATATCTAGTAGCCCAGTATGGAGGGGGGTTATTTATACTAGCTCTTATAAAGTTTTTAGTATCTGAATTAAAAGGAGGTACAAATATAGTATTGTTAGTATCTACAAGAGCTGTAGAGCTTCGACTGTAATCATCCATATAAACAATAGCTACCTCATAATCTCTATTACTATGAAGACTTTGTTTAGATCCTAATTCAGAGAATGCCGCAGATGTTACAGCGTTAGAAAGATACTCGTAAGCATATATAAATACTCCAGGTGACGATTCAAAACTATATTTTATAGCTGGTATTTGAATACTTATTATATCAGATCCTAAAGTAGACGAAATAACAAATGATCCGTCGACTCCTGAAATACCAGTACCCACTTCATTCCATCCTGACTTGGCTATAATTCCGCAATTGAAAAAATCTGTAAGAGAGGTGCCAGAGCATGCGTTAGCGTATGGCTCGTGCGTAGATATCGCATCTATAAATTCCTGACTATTGGCTAACTCATAAACGCTAGAGTAATTTTTCTGAATATTAAATATAAAGTTATATTCGAAATCGTTCTGAGGACCTCCTACATAAGATGTATCTCCTGCAAACGAATCATGTTGTAAATTAAAAGATATTGATATGTATGATCCGCTATTTAACGATATTCCAGATAGATCAATATTTACTCTTGAATTATTTACGGTTTTAGACGCAGAAGAATTAATGGTATATACAGATCCACTATCTAAGTTAACTGTAAGTTCTGAAAAACCTATCTCTTCACTTATTAAAGACAAGCCGTAATCCATGTTTATTGTATTACCATCAGCGTCTTCAATATTATATCCATCAACGTAATTTCCATACATCAACCTATTACCCATTATTGTTTGAGCTTTAGCTAATCTAGGAACGTTATCGAATAAACGAAGTAACTCACTCTCTGTAAGAGTAGTGTATATTTTTTTATTTGTAAATGTAATTTGCTTAATCGCATTATTACCCCATCCTTCTTGAGCTTTATCAAACTTCTCTATTACATTTATAATATTAGAATCTGAAAGTTTAAAACATAAATCTATACCAACCACCTTGTCGTCCCCTGTATCAAAAGAAACATTAACGGCGTTGAATATGTTTTCCATTCCTGAATTCTCAAATGTAGAATAATCAATACTGAAATTTCCAGGCTCGAATGCAATACTACTAAACTGAGATAATGCACTATACTCCCCGTCTAAATACTTATATCTGTACGAGAATGATACGAACTTATCTGTAATGTAATTTTCTTCCCCCGGAACAAATAATAACGAAATAGACGGAGAAGATTTTGGAGGTGATACTATCACTGATATATCACTCTCATCAATCTGATCTACACCTGCTATTGGAGCGGGATAAGTTCTTTTAACATTTATTTTTCTTGGAGGATTTAAATTATCAGTCCAAAATAATAAATCTTCTATAAGGTTGACTCCTGTGATTAAATATTTAGGATCAAAATTAAGAACTGACTCTGAAAGCACGTGGTAGTTTAGTATTTTCTTACTAGTATTATAAGACACCACCATATCGACAGTGCTAGATGTAACAAACCAATACATAGTCTCGTTTGTTCCGTCCTCAAAGGCGCCGATACAAATAGCATTAGTAAGTTCAACCCCGTTATACTTTAGTGTAGTAAGCTTGACATTACCCTTGGTATTTTCTACAGCACCTATACTATTATTTTCAGTAGATCCTATTCTGATATTTAACGCATCAATGTACTCCCCAGCAGGGATTACACGCTCGTCAAAATCTTTATTCATTCTACCGGCAATGAAATTTACATCAGCGTTTGCCATATATCTTACTTAATCCATTTATCACGACCTCTCATATTCATCAACAATCTTCCAGGATGAATATTACTCAATCTTATTTTTGCGTTTCTTAGAAGAGCTGTTTTGTCTTTCTTAGCTCTGTTCACTACATATTCTTGAATACCAACCTTAGCGTTTAGTATAGCATACTTAATGTACGCGTATATAAATTCCTCTGCCAACTTGTTGATGCTAACTTTAGTATCATCTCCATTCTGCATTCCATCAGATATGTACTCTAAAATACATAACTCCCCAGCCATTCCTGATCCAAAATTAATAACCCCTGATGCCTTGTCAATTCTATATGTAGGATTAACGTTTGCTGTTTCTGTATTTAATCCGTAATTAGCTCCTATAGCGTAATCGAAATACCAGTTTTGATCTATATTAATACCCTCTCTACCAGCGTATAATCCGCTTCCAGGATACATTGTTTTTTGTTGATTAGTTACTCTGTCGTAATCTAATATAGAAGTACCCTCAAGTACATTGCCATCTTGATCAAATAATACTCTACAATTATTATCCTGTAAATAACTGTTGCTATAGTTTGTTTGTATATTTTCAGTAAGCGGTCGTAATACACCATCTTTATATAATGATATTCTAACGTAATTTACGTAATCGTTTGGTAATATGAATTTAAGATCGTCACAGATACTAATTTCTAATACCTTAATCTCTTTAAGAGCGTCATAGTTTATTTCTTGAATCCCTCTTTTAGCGTGAAATAATACGTTATATCTTTGTACGTTATTGATTAACTTGTCGTTACCAACATACATAAGCATAAAGTTATTCACAATATCGTCTAGTGAGATGTACTGGTACGATCCCCAATTCTCTCCTTCAGGTACGTTACCTGAGTTCTCGTAATATTGATATCCAGTTAAGTATGCCATGTTTATCCTTGAATTTGTTGATTTTTAACCTCTTCGCCTGATCCAAAAGAGAAAACATCTCCTTCTCTAATAGATATGCCAGCGAACTGAAGTATTTTAGCTACTAGTAATGGCTCATCTGTTAACGGCAATTCAAAGTCTTGATAGTCAGGAGCTGATTGATTAAATAACGGCTCTCCTCCTGATAAAGACGTGTAAGTCCACTTAGGATCCTTAGGAAATCTAATGTACTGAGTCCTTACGTTTGAGGTTATTGAAGACGGGTAAACCGTTATGCTGTTTCCTTCTAAAACATACGCAGGGTATAATACAGAAGGAGCTGTCAAATTAGAAGCTAAAAGGTTTAATATCTTATCGTGAGATGTCTTATCTATTTCTTTTGATCCGTATCTAACCGTATTTAAATAGTAAAAGTCATTCGGTAAATTAAATACCGGTGACGAATAAGTTAGATTGGCTGTTGAAGATAAGCCATCAATAACTTCTTCTATATTCTTTACAATATCCGCATATCCACTTCCAGATTGTCTAGCGTTCTGCTTTAGTATCCATGTGTTGTATTGGTAGAAGTAGTCTTCGAATATATCCAACTGCGCCTGTTTAGCGTACAAGTTAAAATCATCAGGCGTTATATAGCCGAAATTATTCTTGTTAGCAACAGATAATACAGTGTTTCTTACTGAGTTTATCATTTTTAAAAACTTTTTACAAAGATAATAAAAAAAAGCGCCCTGTAAAAGAGCGCCTTTAAACATAAAAGAAAAGTAATTTACTCGATTTTATTCTCAAGTAATCTCAACACTTCAATACCCTCATCTGTCTGTAAGTAAGAAGCTAATATGTAAATATGATTTTCCCCGAAAGGTACTGTCAATAATTTTTTCTTGTTTTGAGGTAAGTTAAAGTAGATGTCTCTGTTCTTATTCTTTAACTTCAACAAGTCATACTCGAAGAATTTAGCGCAAGTATTACGTAACTGTAGCATTGGATCGTTCAGCATTTCTAAGAATGATGTAGGATAGTTTCTAGCATATACGAATACGTCTCTCTTTAATTCAGCAGTAGACATTTTTTCAATTTTAGATCCTAATAGAACTCTAGCTACAGCCTCTAACGAGTCAATATCTAAATCTCTAGCAGCAATCTGAGCGTCTAGCTCGCTTGTTAATTTATCAATATCAGAAGAAGCGTCTTTTTCTGTATTAACCTCTTCGAACACGCTTCCATTACCTGGGTGTAGTTCTAAGAATTTTTGTAGTACCGGATTGGTTTTAGGAACCTTTAAGGCACCATCCACAAATACGATAGGTTCTAAAATAGCATTACCATCCTGTTCGTCTTCGAAAGGACTTTTCTGGTTTACTGCATATCTTAAAGGTCTGTTTGATTGTCCGTCGAAGTATAACAATGGTGCTCTATGAGTATTTCTAGATGACAACATGTAGGATAACGG